ATATTAGAAAAGGAGTATATCGACAAAGATATCGCCCACGAATACAAGGAGATATTATTGAAATATTATAAATATGTCATCACATAAATCTCATTTATTTTTACAAAAATTGATATCCTTATATAATTTTACGTAATTAACGAACGACTATCGAACTACCCGACAATCAACCAATCAACCAACCAAAGATGCTCACCAACACCGTTTCCAGCATTCCTGTCTGCTACGAGACTGCCAATCACAATGTGAAGTTTGCTATTTCGTTTGGCGAAGGAAAAGACGGAGAAGTCTATAAAATTGAAAAGGAGAGGAAGAACTTTACCAAGAATTACGACGTTGAGGTATTTGAGTCTGGGACGGGCGATGATTACTCGAAGGGGTATCGCGTTGTCGCCAATGAAAATCCTCTTGTGATTAAGATTGGAGACATTAATATTCAAAGTGAAAACAAAAATGAAAACTCGAAATACGAGTATGGGATTGGTTTCGCTCTCGACAACGCGGCACCCGAATATTACTATGATTATTCGACGATTCCGAACAATATTGAAAGAGACGGCACGATGTGGACTATTCAGGCGAACAATGGTTCGAGTTATAACTTTGACCAAAACCCGAACGCCAATTATCAATGGATGGCAAAGAAGGCATTGGACGAAGGATACAAGCCGACGGAAAAAGAATTGGAACTTGGGATGGAAGAAACTTCACAGAATACAGGTTTGATTTATTTGACGTTTATGGTATTTCGGAAACTTAAACCCGAACCCGTTTATCAGGGAACATCGCGTGGCGGTAGCGGCGGTGCGACAAGATGTATCGGCGGTAGTAGCGGAGCGAGGTTTGGATATGGAAATGAAGCATCGTCTGCTTCTGTAAAATCGACGTTTGATTATGTCGAAGGAACAGAGAGATTTGTGTTGCCGATTCGCATTAGGATTGCGGAGGGTTCTGAAATAAGCAACATCAATTGTTCGCAACATCTAAAAGGGGCAAGTCTCAATACTCTGCGTCGCCAGACGATGACAGTGCCGTTTTAGGGGGGTGTAGATGCGTAGCATCGTAGCATCGATGTAGATGTGTAGCAATGTATGTGATATATGTTTATAATTTCTATTATTTATTTTTATATTTTTAAATCCATCTAACAATCCACCTTCACAGTCATCACGGGGCTTAGGAAGCCCGTCTCCTTAAATACTATGCGATAATGGAAATGACGTTCGAGCAACTGTGTGAATACCTTTTTCACCTTGTATTGGTCAGGGCAGAATATGCGGACTTCGGCTTTGCCATTCTTCACCTTCGATACGCCCACATTATTATAGTTTTTATATGCTTCAAAGGGGTCTTCGACTATCGTGTCCGTTTTATTCGCAGCCCAATAGACAACCAGCGTTCCGTCAGGATATCCGTTCATATCAATCGTGTAAGAAAGGTTAGCCCCAGCAGGTATTTTTTCATTCACAATCAAAGGGCTTGGTAAAACAGTTAAGCCTAAGAATGGCAAGAACGTCTCTTTCTTCATCGCCAGAAAAAAGGCAACCGCAATCACAAAGATTACAAAGATACGAAGTATGATATTGTAATCGTCATTTAGTAATATATAAAACGAACTGATAATCGAATAGGACAATAGCAGTGTCATCATTGCCATATAAATATAGATATCATCAAAAAATACTTTGCTCATCAGGTTATAGTAATCTAATATATAAAAAGAATTAAATTATAAGCAACTCCTAAACATCCGTTCCGTCGCCGCGTCGCCGTAGCGTCATTGTTTCGTTATGTAAATCTCGTCCGCAATTCCCATACGGATACACTCATCCGCATTTAGTTCCAAATCTTTCACGAGAAGTTCCTTCAATTGCTTCTTTGTCAATTTCGTTTTCTCCAAGTAAATCTTATTGATATGCTCTTGGATTTTAAGACAATTCTTATAGGTATCGTCGATATACGCTAACTTACCCCAGCAACCCGAGCGTAATTCGTGAATGAGAACATACGAATTGCCACAAATGTATCGCTTCGCACCGTGAATACTGATAATCGTTCCCGCAGAGGATACGTTAGCGTCGATAACCGTATTCACAGGAATACTGAGGCTTTTAAAGCAGTCAATGATAGAAAACGCCGAGCAGATACATCCGCCATTCGTCGTGATATGTAGATATATCTCGGGCGGATGACAGGACGACGAACACACCGCATCCATTTTCAACTTGATTTCGAGACTTCGCAAATATTTACAAAGCGAAAACGCAGACTTCGGCGTTATATCCGCACAGAAATAGATGTGATTATTGATGATGTAGATGTTCTTATCTTGTACCTCTGTCTCCTCCGCCTCTTCTTCGTCGTTGCCAGTAATCTTCCTCTTCTTCGAGGGCTTCCCATACCCGTATTTGAAATCCATTTTTATTTTTAATATAAATATGCGATAAAATCTTATATGATATTTATTACCCACATATTTTTATCCATATCTTATAAAGAGACGTTATGAAAAATTATATAATAATATCGATTCTAACAACCATTGTGATACTTCTTGTAGTCTATTTAGGCGATTACATCAAGGGCATTTATAGTATCGAGGACTTTGAGAATGCCAATGGCAACGCCAATGCGAACACTAACAGCGACATCAAAACAACCTACGAAAGGCTCTTGGAAGCGAGAAGAACCGACTTTTATGAAAAGAAGAGTCCCTTAACGACTATGAAGCAAGAAGAGAGTCTAAACTTACAAACGGAGAATTATAGGAATGGCGTCTATGATAAATACTCGTCTATTAGCGACCCTATCGGAGATGAGTTTCTTCCCTATACAATCAAGAATTACAAAGAAGACCCCGCAGCAATCTCAAAAAATAATATGAATCAATATACGATTATAAACGTGTATAAGAACACGCTCGATAGACAACCGACCGACAAAGAGTTAAACAGGAACTTACAGGACTTTTACGAAAATGACATCGACGAGGAACTATTAAAATTAAGAATATACAACTCAACGGAATACAAAATAATCACAAACATGCAAAGTAATGATATAAAACCCGAGTTAATCACAAACATATCGAAGGGGCAGTTGGCAGACAAATTAAAAACCTACTACAAAGACCAGCACAACACCATCTTAACAAATACGCGTGTATTGGATGTTTTAATCAAATGCTATATCCATTTTCAATTCAATGATTACTTGTTTAAAGCGATGTTGATGCACGATAAATATATGGCGTTCGAAAATAGAGTGCGAACAGAATATATAGTATCTGATAAAAAAATATTAGATGTATTCAATGAGACATTCCTATTATCGGAACTTCGTTTAATCGCAAACGAATTGAAGAGACAAGATATATTGAAGAGAAAGGCACTTCAAACCCCGATTGCCCTGTATAACAATAATCAGAGCGATATAAACAGTTCGAATATCAATATGGGAACAAGTAAGCATATCTCTGACATTGTCCGAAACAGCGACAATGTATTTAACATTAATATTATGGTGAATGATGATAAAAAAACAAGTATGCCTTTTTCAAAGCAACCACAGAGACCTCCTCAACAGAGACCTCCTCAACAGCGACAGCAACAGCAACAACAGGCTACGCAACAACAGGCTACCCAACAGCAACAACAGCAATTGGCTACCCAACAACAGCAACAACAGCAATTGGCTAATCAGAATATATTGAATAGTATAAATAATAAAAATAGCGAAGCAATATCTACTATTACGAATAACGCGGCAACGATAGGTAATATAGGTAATATCGCAACCCTTGGAAGTGGTATATCCGCGGTATCAAGCGGTGCGAATATTAGTAATACAAATGTGGTAAGAGATGTTGCGAATATTGTGAATGCTATGTCAGGGACGTCAGGGACTGCTTCGACTGCTTCGACTGCTTCGACTGCTTCGACTGCTTCGGGTGCTACTACGGGAACATCAGGAACATCAGGAACGTCTGCTACATCTGCGACCGCTTCTGGCACATCAGGAACGTCAGGGACTGCTTCGGGTGCTTCGGGTGCTTCGGGTGCTACGACCGCTTCGGGTGCTTCGGGAACATCCACTAAACAAGGGTATGACCAAGACTATAAGGAATATAAGGACAATTATAATAGTGAATATGGCAATGACAATACGCAATATGACAATACGCAATACGAAGACACAGGGGAATATGAAGACACCGAAGCATCAGAGCAACCGATGAGGATATATAACCCGATAGATTATAAGTATCATTACAGGGGCGAACAGGGATTACCACGACCCAATGTATGTTCTTACGGCACGAAGCAAATCGTTCAACCGATATTTTTGAATTCATCTGGCACAGATTTACGAGAAGCCGCCGAAAACACGCAGGTAGGAAGTATAATGCCAAAGTTCGAATATTACGAATACGAAGATACGATTTAGAATATATCATAAACGTTATTTATTTTTTTCAAAAACATTATTTGTAAATTACTTGGCAATCTCTTGTTGTCGCGTATGCCACGTTTAATTTCTCCGCATTTCTCGATAATCGCAGGTATCAATCGTGAAAACTCGCTATCCTTTATATAGTGATGTATATGTTCGATATAATGATATAGGATATAGATGATGGCGAAGCAGAATATATCTGCGTCTGTTTGCGTCCCAGATATGCCATCGACATCATCCTTGTAATGTAAAAGCATAAAGAATGTTTTCAAGGGCATTAGCGATTTATGTATTTTCAGGTGATACAGAGTGATGTATAATTCATTATACTTTTTATATACGACGCAGTCGATGATGGAGAATAAATCATAAAGATTGATATTCAAGTGTTCCCATTCATAGTTAAAAATAAGCCTGAATATCTTACAACACAACTTTAACCGCGTATTTTTATAGTTGCGTTTCAATACGTTATCAACGTTAAAATTAAGATTGTCGTGCTTCGCTCTTGTATAAATCGTTAGCAAATATAATTCGGCGACATCCTTTGGCAACGCATTATATACAACGTTATACGAGATGATGTTTGTAATCGCATATAATTCCTTGTGATTATAGGTCCGTTTTATATCGGGAAGTGTATTGTGAAAGAATACGATGTGATAGAACGAGGCATCGAATCTCAAATAATTATAGAGATGGTTGAAATGGACGTTGTTTTTCAAGAAGGCATACCTATTACTATACGTGTATTTGCCGTGTAATATAAGGTTGCTTAACGTATTTATATAGAGATTTGTGGATAGATAGATTAGAATATCCAAACTGAGATTTGAAATGAGATTCGTAAGAAGCATTGAAATGAGATTCGTAAGAAGCATTGAAATGAGATTCCTATGTCGATTTGTCATTTTTTACAAAAAAATATCTTCGTATATAATAGGATATTTGATATATGACTTCACCACTACAAGCAATGACAGCACAGTTAGTTCAGCGATTACAGCAACAAGGAGGAGTAATGACGAAACAGCAAAGGCAACAACTCCAACAACTCCAACAACTCCAACAACAGCAACAGCAACAGCAACAACAGCAACAGCAACAACAACAGCAGTTCCAGCAACAACAGCAGCAGTTCCAGCAACAGCAACAGTTCCAGCAACAGCAACAGCAGTTCCAGCAACAACAGCAACAAGCAGGAAATGTCAAAGTATATACGGGACCCAAGGATGGCAAGTTTATCATAAACAAGCACGGCAAGAAGGTTTATATTGACCGCAAGAGCCTAAACAACAACCTTCAATATCAAAAGGCTAAGCCCAAGAAGGCAGCGAAAGCGAGAAAGGCGAAGAAGGCATAGAGATAGACTTACAAAGATTTACATTTCATTTTTTTAACTTCTATAATATTAAGAGGCTATGAATACAACCACAAACTCGGAACATAAGATAGACAAAATCATTCGAGAAATCGAGATGAAAAAGTTAAAGACCGCATATAACGAATACAATGCCGTTATCAAATTAATCTCAAAGTTTATTATAAAAAAGAAGTTGATATTATATGGCGGTTTTGTAATCAACGTTATTTTACCTAAGCATCTTCGATTTTACAAAGATTATACAATCAATGACTTCGATTGCTTGTCCAAAGACCCGCTAAATGACTCCATTGAACTTTCGAAAATCATTAAAAGCAAGGGCTATTCTTATATTAAAATTAAGAAGGCAAAACATAAGGGAACGTATCGTGTATTTGTATATGGTAAGCAAATCTTCGATATCAGCATTGTGAAATCAAACATCTATGACAATATTTTGAAGTATAGCAAGAAGGAGAATAAGGTTTTAAAATATTACAAAGATAAGTATAGTATAATACCGTTGCCAATCATCAAGAGAAACCTACATAAGGAACTGTCTCGTCCCGAGCAATCTGGATATCGATGGGAAAAACTATATGAACGGCTACAACTCTTGAATAAGGTATATCCAACGGCATTATCCACCGTCAAATACGAATGCGTCAAAATACCTCCGCTATATAAGGGATTGGTAAATAATATTTTGAATTACATTAAAAAAGCCAAGAACCCGATAATCGATAGTTTTGCCCTTAAACTATATAAGGGGTTGAAGGGTAATTGTTGCGGAAGAATAAACGATAGTTCCAAATATATTACCATACTATCTACGGATTATGAAAAAACCAAGAATGATATTATAAAGATTGTTAGGGATTGCGATTTATCGAACCATCGCATCGATAGCAACAATTTCATTGACAAGGATGAAATATTATATACCTACTACGATATCAAACTTATAAACAAGAAGGATAATACAATATTTAATTTAATAAATATTATAAATGTTAAAAATGAATGCCTCTCTATACAAGAGAGTAAGGGTAATGGATATACACTCGGAAGTTTGGATTCGGTTCTATATTACTTATATGCTACGTATATCTACTATACAATCTACACAAGCGACGCGTCAATATCGGTAGAGAAACTCTACTATATTAACGA